AAGAGTGAGAAAGCTCCTGCATTGTTGCGCCCTGAGCGTGATAATGAAGGAGTTTTACATAACCCTTGGGATATAGCTTTGATGAGATATGATTGTGATAAACCTACTTTTCCTAGTGGAGAGTTGGAACACATTGCAGATACGACATTGAATCAAATTTTTAATGCTGTTAACCCTCATAGAGAGAATTTGGATTGCTTAACTATTGAACAAGTCTTCGAAGGAGTTCCCGAAGAGACGTACGTTGATGGTTTAAATCTAAATACGTCACCTGGTTATCCTTGGAATTTGGTCCAAGTGCCCAACTTGCCAGGTAAACGTAGATTTGTAGGTCCAGACCCTCAAGCTTACGATTATGACAATAAATTCTTTCGGGAACTGAAAGGAAACATTGAAAATATAGAGGCGAAAGTTGCACGTGGAGAGAGTCATTCTTTCTTGTGGGTATTTTCGTTAAAAGATGAATTGCAAAGTCGTGAAAAGCGTAGAATACGCAAGACTAGAGCATTTCAAACACCACCTGTCGAATATACTGTTTTGTTTTGTCAACATTTCAAGCGTCTTATTGCATTACTAATGCGTAAGCGATGGAAAACTGGAATGTTGGTGGGCATTGATTGTTATAGTCGAGAGTGGGGACATTTGGCTGAGATGATAGAAGATTATGAATCTGGTGGAACAAATATACCAGGTGATTGGTCTGTCTTTGATACAATTCAATTGGAAACAATCTTAAGACAAATTGGAGTGGGATATGAAAAGTTCTTTAAAGATAAAACGCACTTGAAAATGCGCACGTTTTTATGGGAAGTTTTATGTAAATCTCTTATTTTGTATGGTGATACAATTTTGCAATGGATTGGAAATTTACCTTCCGGTCACCCAATGACGACTTTAATTAATTGTACTTACAATTTAGTATTGTTACATTGGGGATGGTGGAAGATTACGGGACAATATGTCACTGATTTTCTAGCTACAGATTTTAACGTAAAAATTGTGGTTTATGGAGACGATAACAATTTGCACGTTAGTCCCAAGTGTAAGCACTTGGTTGACGGTGTGAAATTGTCCGTTTTGTTTGCTCAGCATGGTATGAAGTATACTAATGCTAGTAAAGGTGAATTGGTTGAATTTGTTAGCATAAAAGAAACAACTTTTTTAAAAAGAAGGTTCTTGTATGATGCTGAATTTCAGCATTGGTTTTGTCCTTTGGACTTAGGAACGATTTTAGAAATGATAATGTGGACAAAGACAGGACCATTTCAAGAAAGTATTCCTATGGAGAAAGTCGCCACCGCTCTTACTGAGTTGGCTATGCATGAGAAGGAAACTTTTGATAAATGGGCTCCTCGAATTATCGAGGCGTCCATTACCCATTTGGAATACTATCCCGTGATTACCGACCAGAAGAGATTGAAGGCGGTGATCTTAAATTACTGAACCCC